ATCCAATACAATAAACTTATAAGGATATTTAGCTTCCTTAATTGCAGCACAAATTTCTTTTAAATCTTTAACAGAAGATGCTTTTACCTTTACAGCATCAATATAATCATATCCACCCCCTTCAAGGTCGATACATAATGCTCCAGGAAGATTAGCACAAGCTGTGCTTTTCAATTTTGTTATCGTAGAGCTTTTTATCTCTACTTCTATAAGTTTCCTTATAGTTCAGCGTACATTTTTATCCCATAAGGATAATGGACACTCTTGGGAAGATTATATTCTGTATAACAGGTTCACTTCCTACGCGTTACACTACCATTATATATTATTACAACAGTTAGCACGGTATTTTCATAAATTTATCATATTTACGTACAAGATAAACATTAACGCTCTTATATATAAAATCCTTAAATTTTAATTGGTTGGATCTTCCTGATAAATATAAAACATATATTGAATTTTTTCTATTTTTTATTTCTTTACAGATAGGTCTACATAGTATGTTATATTTTGCCAATATAGATTTTAAATCTTCTAAGAATATTTTAGAATTACAACATATTGAACATACACTAAATCCTGTAGATTTTATAGTTATACACCCATCTCCATCAAAATATCCACAAATGAAAGATGATTTAAATTCATCAGGAATATCTGGAAAATGATAGTCATTATGAGAT